ATTCCCATCATTGTCGATTGTTCCGTATTCGCTGACATTTACATTTGTACCGTCAACGAGAATTGTAAGTTCGGTTGCATAGAACTTGTTGTCCCCTGCAGTGGTCTTTGATATTGAAACAATATACTTGACCATACGCCAAACTGTAGCATCAAAGTTATCAACAACAGTTACGTTTTCAATACCAGTGATTGTATTTTCATTATTACCTGCAGAGCCCAAGTCTGTTGACTGAGCAGTTGCGGTATCGATTAAATCTTCATAGTTTTCTTGAGTAGGTCTATCTCCTGTTTGGAATAGAGCCTTAACTGATGGAATTGATACTTTGGCCATGTAGTGATTATATCATCCCTTTTAATAGTACTATTAAAGAATATAGTTACTATAACCAATAACTTGAAGAGGAATTGGAGGTGGATTTGTTTTAGAGTATCCAAACACACTTACATTTATAAACTGAACTCTAAACGGCAAAACCTCTTGAACCCTAGCCTTTGGCTGGAAGTGATCGATCTTTATTCTTTTGACATCAAGATCTTGAATCTGTGTATGAGCAAGCCTATGGGTTGTTCTGTAAAACTCTTGTGATAGTGGGGTTAGGTTTGTTGGCATTACTGCGTTACATCTTCAAGGATAACCATTGACCCTTTGGCTACCGTCCAAACTCTGCCTTCTGATAGAAGTTCTGTGAGTTGGATGTCGAAGATATCTCCTGTCTCAAGAAGTTCTGATTGAGAGGATGTAAGGTTTACAGTAAAACTTCCTTCTGTGTCCTGAAACTCAATTGGCTCAGGGGATAAAGAAACAACAACCTCATCAGTTGAAGGACGATAAATATCCATAGCAACTTCCCAATCATCAAGAAGAAGTGGCTCTCTAGCATCATTGGTTACATAAACACGAAATGCTGCAGAATCTCCACGAACAACAGTCCAACGAATTTCTGGTGGTGCTGAACCTAGCGCATAAGAGTCTGTGGGTTGATTTCTGAAGGTAGCCATAATGTTATTATATCACGACAATCCGTCTTTGAGTGCTCCCCAAGTACCGTTGCCTTTTGTTTGAACAATTAACATTCCTCCAAGTGCAAGGGTTGCTTGAATTGCAACGACTGCTATATATCTTGCTGGTCCAGTAGATGGACGACCTGCAACAAGAGTTCCATTATTGTCTACATAAATTTTTGTTCCAGCAGGCCCTAAGTCTGTTGTGTTCATTTGAATAACTCCAGAGACAATAACAAGACCGTTGGTATTTGTTGCAATATCATTTTTCACCAAACCAAGAATTGGAACATCTGGATTATGGGAAACACTTGATGGATTATATTTTTCAACTAATGATTTTCCAGAAACACTTCCGCTAATAAAAACTGGAGTACCCTGAGAAATTGCTGCGTTTGTGGTATTTCTAACATCAATATATGCTGCTCCGTATCCTAATGGGGGAAGAATATTATTTAGCGCATCTACCAATACCTTGAAATCTCCGTGTACATTGACGGGATCTGAGGCAATAGGGTATGAAAGCGAAGTAGGATAGTTAGACGCATATTGTGGCATAATCTTTATTATACCACCCTCTGAAGTTGCTTTTTGAAAAATCTCATGATATACTTGGTAGTAACACCTACCAAGGTGTTATTGTTTTCTAAGGAGGAAACTATGATTAAATTTATCGAAAGAAACAAAGAGATCATTAGCACACTCAGTATCGTAGCATTAGTAACTGTTTTGTCGAACGGAGCCAATGCTGATTCAGGTCTTGATACTAAGAACAATCTTAGCCTTGAACAGGCTCAGACATCGGAAACCACCTCGAAAGAGGTTTTTTTGGTTTCTAAGGCAAAAAAGTTAGAGAGTTTTGAAAATAAGGTTTCTCTAACTGATTTAGAACTAAAGGAACTGCTTTCGCTAGTTGGCTTCAAGGGGAAAGACCTTGTTGTGGCTTGGGCAGTTGCCAAGAAGGAATCTAATGGACGACCATTAGCATTTAACGGAAACCACAAGACTGGAGACTCGTCTTATGGTATGTTCCAAATTAATATGATCGACAACCTTGGTCCTGATCGTAGGACTAAGTTTGATCTTGAGTCTAACGCTGAGTTATTCAATCCCGTCAAGAATGCAGAGATTGCATACTACATGACAAATGGTGGAGACGATTGGTCCTCATGGAAGGGCATCACTCCAAGAACCAAATACTGGATGGCTAAATTTCCTAAGTAATATATAAAAAGAATACCCCCTTGGAGAAATCCTTGGGGGTATTTTATTATCTAAAACTAATCTCTGACTTAACGCCATCTGAGAAAGTGTAAGAAGGAAACCATCCAAGAAGGTCTCTGTTATCTATTTCTGGTAGAACCGTTAGGTCTGGCAAATGCAAAACGGTATAATTAATAATAACACCATTAGCCTTGTACTCATTTACCACATCAATCATAGTAAACTGGTTTCCAGTAAAAATATCTGTAAGCAAAAAGTCATTATCTTTAAGGTACTCAATAGATAAGACATTGGCTTTTGCTATATCTAAAACATGAACATAGTCTCTTGTTGAAGAGATGCTGTTTATTCTTATGTTTGGATCTTTGTTAATTATTGAAAATATGTTTCCACTTTGATCGTCTTTTGTTTTACTAGATTTTCCAACAATGTTAAAATATCTTAATATAACAAGTTTTTTGCATAAAGACTTTAAGATCTTCTCTTCTAAAAGTTTTGACTTGGCGTATGGATTATAAGGATTATAGACTGCTGCTGAGGAAGCAAATACAACTGGGATATCAAAAAATCTAGAGGTCATTCCGATAATAAATGTTGAAAAAAGATTATTCATATAATATGAAAGTGGATATTTTATAGAATCTTGAATAGACTTTTTAGCAGATAGATGAATTATGTAAGATAGAGTATTTGGCTTAATGTGCTTAAATATTAGCCTTGTGTCTTTATTAATTTTTCTATCTATTTCAACTACTTCATATCCGTAATCTTCCAACAACTCTTTTGTTGCAGTTCCTACATACCCACGAGACCCAGTTACTAATACTTTAGAACTCATAATAATTGTCTAAAATTTCTCCGTTAACAAAGTCAAGTCCACAAAACTTTCCGTATTCAGATAAAGTTCTTTCTGTTCCAAGTCTTCCTTCTCCGACTATTCCTTCTCCACTTAATACAAACCTAATTTCGTCAACAGATATTTTATTTAGTTCTGCTGTTTGTTCTGGCCAGTCTGGGTATACAGTCCTTCTTGCGTTTTTACCCTCTGTGCCGTAATAAAGATGATACATAAACATCTCGCTTGGAACAAAGAAGTCATATCCGCTAGTATATGCTCTTGCTGCCATAAATATTTCTTCACCGTCAGCAAATATTAGTTTGTTTGGCTTTATGAATTCTCCTTCTGTAAAAATAGACCCTCCAGATACAGAGATGGAAAATATGTTTCCTTCTGGATTTAAAACAGTGCCCTGCATTGGCATTCTGTTGTGTTTAAATCTTTCTTTATCTTTCCAATAAAATTGAGTAACGACCTCTTTATGTTGATTTACTTTTTCTGTATCGCCTTCGTACCAGAATGGCTTTGGGTACTGACTAATTAAGGGCTTTTTAAATCCATTACCTTTGTGAGTATCTATTTCGTTTATTAAGAATGTGTCCCAGTTCTGATCAAACCTGCTATGAGCATCTATTTGAAAGTAGTAGTCTTCTCCATTATACAAATCATGAGCGATGGCTCGACCAAGCCCCATTCCAAGATTTTCTGGGGCTTTGCTTTCAATTAACTTAACATTAGCAATATTTCTTACTGGCTCAATCCAAGAATTGTCTTCATAAAAAATTGAATGCACACCAAAAACTAGTTCTGTTTCTCCTGATGACTTATCTATAGCATTTCTTATAGTCTTCTCAAGTTCATAGTCATGATAAGATGTTATTTGAATAAAGATGCTTTTTTTCATTATTCTTTCCATATAGCATGAATACAAGTTGTACAAAAGTTCTCATATGAATGCTTGATCATGTCCTTTCTTTCTTGACTTTCCCAAATTTCCTTTATTGGAGTATCATTTACATTTCCAAATACCGTTTCAAAATCATAGTCATTACAGCAAAGAAACACAGCGCCGTTAGCGTTTATGTGAATCCAGGTGTCTGGTCTGCTGCCCATATTGTTACAACCAACAACACTTCCTTTGCCAGTTATCTGGTTTTTCATTATTCCACGGGTATCTAGATATCCTGCTCTATCAACCAAAGAAGTATTTGCATATATGCTTATTTCTGGAAAAGATTCTTTCATTTGTTTTACAGCAGTAGCCGTATCTCCAGTATTATCATTTAAGTCTATTGCAGGAGCATTTTCTAACAACTCCATGTAGCCAAGAGAAGTTTCATTTATTCCGTTTACCTGCATTGAAACTCTTTGATGTGGAAAGTTATCTATTGCGTATCTAATATTATCCATAACTCTTTGATGCATTTTTTCAGGTTTGCCCGTCATTTTTGCCCAAGTGGTAGCGTCGGCAGACGGGGTATTAAAATGAATTATATCAACAACATCGCTGTATTCTTTGATAATATCCATTTTGTCTTTTGTTAGTGGAGAGCCATTGGTAAGAACCATTGTTCTAAGTCCATGCTCTCTAAATAAGTCAAGCATTTCTCTAAAGTGTTTATAAAGAAGAACTTCATTATAGTGTGCTGTATAAATAAAAGAAAATGATGGATCTACAAAATCTCCAACACCATTTTTTAATTGCTCAATAACAGATCTAATTGTCTCAATAGGCATGGTGCCTCGCCCAATGACTGGGTTTTCTTCATATGCTACTGGACAAAACCAACATCCAAGATTGCATAGACCATTAGGGTCTAACTGAACTAATTTTATCATCTAAGCCAACTAACCACTGCATATCTTTCTCCTTCAGTAACAGGAGATACTGAATGATTGTAAACATAGGTAGAAGGAAATATAACCATCTGATTTGCTTTAGGCTTAAAAGAAAGATTAAATCTTGGAAAATTTAATTCTCCTCCAGAATAGTTATCGTTAAGATAATATAGGGTTGATACTCTTCTATGGTAGTCTGGATGATCATCTATATGATTTGTAAATTTTTGACCTACTCCATACTTTAATATTTGATAAGAGTCATGCCATGAACAACCTATGCCGTAATTATTTTGATAATTAATTTCTAAAGGAACTAAATTTTCTAAAAAAAGATTAGCCATAGAAGTGTAAAATGCTGCTCCAATATCTGAGTAATCGTCTTTTTCTATTTCTGAATACGGAATGTTAATAGTTTGTGTGTCTCTTGACTTTGTGTCTACGTTTGACTCTACAGAATCTCCAACTCCAGTTTTTACCTGGGCTGCAAGCCATTCTATTCTCGCTGATTGCATTCCTTCTTCAAGATCAACAACAACAGTTTTAAAAGTTTCTTCGGGTATTACATTTTCATAACACATTATTCCAGGAGCAATCTCAGTTCTTTCTATTGCTCTATACTTGTTAAAAATTATTCCTTTATCATTTTCCCAAAATATTTTTTCCATATTACCATTTCCCTAATGGACATACTGCCCCTTGTAGTTTTGTTTTTGCTACCATAAAACATCCGCATTTTTTACATTGTTTTGTTAATTTAATTAGTTCTGGACATGCTTTACATATAGAGTATCTTTCTTCTGCTACCTCGGCAGGTGCCCATTCTGTTGAAGGGTTTACAATATCCCAAGGCCTGGTTTCTCCTAAATTTTGTTTATATCTTTGCCAAGGAGTTAGTTCTTCTGACATTTATGTCTCCTTCTATAGTTGTTTTATTCAATTATACACTATAGACTAGCATCCGCAATCGCCATTACAGCATGATGGGCAAGGCTCATAGCAATAATTTCTAATACATCCAGTGCATGCTGATGTTGGTGTTGGTGTAGGTGCTGGTGTTGGAGCAGTCGTTGGAGCAGGTGTAGGTGCTGGGGTTGGAGCAGGTGTAGGTGCTGGGGTTGGAGCAGGTGTAGGTGCTGGGGTTGGAGCAGGTGTAGGTGCTGGGGTTGGAGCAGGTGTAGGTGCTGGGGTTGGAGCAGGTGTATTGCTTGGACAGAAATCTCCTACACAAATATATTCTCCGTATGCTGCACAGAAGAATTGTGCACATGGAGTAGGTGTTGGAGTAGGTGTTGGTGTTCCTGCACTTGGTGTTGGACTTGGAGTTGGAACAATTATTGCAGTTGGTGTTGGAGTAGGAGTAGGAGTTCCTGAAGTTGGTGTTGGTGTTGGTGTCGGAGTTGGTGCTGGTGTGCCATTCCATGGAGTTGCAGAACACTCTCCAAATGTTGTGCTGTAATAATATCCACAAGCCTGGCATTGTGATTGGTTAAGAATTGAAGGATCTGTACACAAACTGTTTGTAGGTGTTGGTGTAGGTGCTGGGGTTGTTGTTGAAGTCGGAGTTGGTGTTGGTGTTGGAGTTGGTGTTGGCGTTGGTGTTCCTGTACTAACACATTCACCAAGTGATGCATTCCATACTAATCCACATTCAGCACATTGTGACTGAGGGATTAAACTCCAGTCTGGATTACAAGGAGAGGCCGTTGGCGTTGGAGTAGGTGTTGGTGAAGGCGTTGGCGCAGGTGTTGGTGTGCCACTGCATGGGAATGCAGGGAATGCTGGATATGATGTTCCTGCTGGTCCATAAACACATATTGTTGCAGCAACGCTATTGCAACTAGTATTATTGGTGTCGCTTGTGTAATTAGCAGTAGTTCCATCATTTTCTCTTGTAGAGCAATACCATTGACTTGTTGCAGAAGTTGGTGTTGGTGTTGGTGTTGGTGTTACACAGTTTGGAATAGTTGGTGGTGCAGGGTATGAAACTGTAGAACATGCAACAGCAGAAACGCCACAAACAGATCCAGTTATATTGCTATCCCATTCAAACTGTCCTCCTGCCTCTTCAGTATAATTTGATGTGCAGTACCAGACTGTTGGTCCTGGTGTTGGAGTAGGTGTTGGTGTTCCTGAACTTGGTGTTGGACTTGGAGTTGGAACAATTATTGCAGTTGGTGTTGGAGTAGGAGTAGGAGTTCCTGAAGTTGGTGTTGGAGTAGGAGTAGGAGTTCCTGAAGTTGGTGTTGGTGTAGGAGTAGGAGTTCCTGAAGTTGGTGTTGGTGTAGGAGTAGGAGTTCCTGAAGTTGGTGTTGGTGTTGGTGTAGATGTAGGTGCAGGAGTTGGTGCTGGAGTAGGTGCTGGGGTTGGAGCAGGTGTAGGTGCTGGTGTAGGTGCTACTGCAACGCCTTCATAAACATCTCCATACAAAACCCAACTATCTGTTGCAATCTTTACAAGAGTTCCTTTACTGTAAGTTCCATCTAAAAATAGTTGTGAGTTCTTACTTCCAACAGTTACTCCAGATGCTGGAACAAAAGTTGTTCTTGCTGAACCAATTTCAACTAAATTATATTTATATCCAATTGGTATATTAACAGCAGAATTTAGCGGGATAGACAAGTTTGTTGGGGATGACATTTGTAAAAAAATTGTTTTATTAACATCGAGGGGATCTAAAGTAAAAGCAGATGTCTTTACTACTACAGTATTATTATTTAGTAGAGATGGATCAAGATCAAATCTTTCATCAATACCGTTCCATTCAAGACCATCTCCTGCAAGGTTTGGATATTCTGCTGTAGCACCTTCTAGAGCATTAATTACATATGCCTGTGATGCTAGATTTGCAGTATTTGCTATACCGTGGACATCTGTTGTCTTGTTTTGATGAGCAACACG